AGATGCTCTATCATGGAAAGACCATTTAGAAGTGATTTGTCAACAAATTAGACATAACATTAAGGTTGCCATTGGTCAATTTGCTACATTTAAAAACTGCCTAATAATGGTTAGTTTGATCGTTGGTGGTTTGGGTCTTTGGCATTATTTCTCTAATTCTAATTCTAAGAACAATCACCATCGAATCGGTGTCACGACTGAGGCTGCTGTTTCGGGAGACTCGTGCACCAAGAAAATTGGTGTGGTTTCCACTGAGGCAGCCGTCTCGGGGGATCCCCAAACAAGAAAAGTGAATGTTATGGCAACTGAAGCAAATGTTTCAGGCGACCCTAAAACTCGCACTTTAATGAAAGCTCTTACAGAGAGTGCGCCTAAACAGCGATATGCACCAATTTTGTGTGGCGTTCAAGAAGAAGCAGCAGTTTCAGGAGATCCTCAAACTCGTCGTATGCAGTCCATTCGAGTAGAATCAGTAGAAGCTGATATGCAAGCATGGCGTGATGCCACAGACCAAGATTTGATTTCACATCGTATTTTGAGCAACTTATATAAGATTCACCGTATAAGAAATGGCGAAAGTGTACCTATTGTGAATGGCTTGTTTATTCGTGACAATGTAATGTTGACACCTCGCCACATATTGAACGATTTGTGTGATTCTGATGATATACGTATTGAAAATATGACTAATTCAGTATTCACCGTTCCGTATTCTTCTGTAAAAATACATGATATTAAGAATACTTTTGGTGGTGAAAAAGATGCTGTTCTCGTGCAATTTCCGCGTTATGTAAATAGCCATTCAGATATTGTGAAGCATTTCCAAACTATGCCCGAACTTGCTGTCCGTAGAGCTAACATCTGCCTCCCAACTATTCGTATGGTTGGTGACCACAAATTGTTTACCCTTTTGGGAAACACTGTTTGTAAAATGGAAGATCTCAAATTGAACGCTCCAGACGGTATGCGACATATAAGAGATTGCCTCAGTTACGACTTGAATACGATGGCAGGTGATTGTGGAGGACCAGTTATTATGCAGGAAACAACAGCAATTCGCAAAATTTGTGGCATTCATATAGCTGCAATGCGAGATGGTTCCAGTGCTTTTGGACAATCCGTCACACAGGCTGATCTCCTTCGCACTCTTGCACTCTTTAATAAAGTAGTGATAACAGATAGTGATGATTTGCCTGGCATGTCGATTAAAATGGTTGATCTCCAGGCCAATGTGGACTATGATTCTGCTCAACTTATTGAGATTTTGGGTCTAGCTTCTGAAACATTTGGTTTTATAGGAACGTGTTCAATAGCACCCTTTAAGCCAAGCACTTCAGACATCCGAGAATCAGCTATACATGGCAAAATTGAAGAGATTTTGACCAAACCAGCTTATCTTTATCGATCAGATGTAGATATGTTGAAGCTGAACTTGAAGAAGTGCGGCGTAAATACGCCCTACATTTCTTATGAAGAAGTACGTCATTCTGCCAACGAAGTTCGGGCCCATCTTTTGAGTGGGCGAGATATGCATTTGGCACGTGTGCTCACTTATGAAGAAGCGATAGCTGGTAGTGAAGATTCCACTTTTATAGGATCTCTTAATAGATCATCTTCCGCTGGTTTCCCATGGATTCTCAACCGTAAACAGAATATGCCTGGTAAAACAGGTTGGTTCGGTAACGATGTTTTTATTTTTGATAAAGAAGTCGAACGATGTGTCCAAGACCGTATTCATTGTGCAAAGTTGGGCAAACGAACACCCACAGTGTGGACAGACACACTCAAAGATGAACGCAGGCCTATCGAAAAGGTGGACCAACTTAAAACGCGAGTTTTTGCTAACGGACCAATGGATTACACTATTGCATTTCGTATGTATTTCCTCGGTTTTATTGCTCATATTATGGAAAACCGTATTATTAATGAACAAAGTATTGGCACCAATCCATTCGGTTACGATTGGACGAAAACAGCTAAGAAGCTCCAAAGATTTGGTACTCGCGTTTTCGCTGGTGATTTTAGTACTTTTGATGGTACCTTGAATTCCTGTATAATGAGTGAATTTGTTGAGGACGTCAATGCTTTTTACAACGATGGAGAAGAAAATGCTCTCATTCGGAGAGTATTATTTATGGATGTATATAATTCTGTGCATATGTGTGGGAATACATACTATCAAATGACACATTCACAGCCTTCAGGCAACCCAGTGACAACTGTGCTTAATTCATACTACAATAGTGTAAGTATGCGCATTGCTTATTATCGGGCTGCACAAACCGCAGGTGTAAAGGCACCTAGATTCGACGATGTTGTTTCTATGGTCTCCTACGGTGATGACAATGTCATCAATTTTAATGATGAAGTTACAGAATGGTTTAACCAAACCACTGTTACTGAGGCGTACCTAACTTTCGGTATGATCTACACTGACGAAGCCAAATCTGGCCAGGTTGTGGATTACAGGAAGTTGGAAGAAGTCGCTTATCTTAAGCGAGGATTCCGCAAAGACCAGGCAATCTGGCGCGCACCAATGGCACTAGCCACTATTATGGAAACACCAAATTGGGTGCGGAAAAGTCCAGATCACATTCTGGCAACAAAAATGAATGTTGAAGATTCGGTTTTCGAACTTGCACAACATCCAAGAAAAGTTTTCGATGAAAAATCTAAAAAGATAATCGATGCTTTTTACAACACTACAGGAGAATACCCTCTAGTTGATACGTATGATACGTACAACGAAGAATGGAATTCTCAAATGTAAGCGTAACGTCTCACTATTCCTAAGTGAGACACCCCCAATGCGGTGCTTCAGTACGGCCTACCAAAAATAGGTTTTGCTGCAGTGTCGAAGACGTTGGAGGGTAATAGGACCGGCCTCGCTTGTTGGCCGTTGCAAATGACCTAAAGGTTGCAGTTACGCTTTGTGCGATAACTGTGGGATTAAAACTCAATTTGAGTATATAACCCTCCTTAAAGTCCAATTAAATTACATTTAATTAATTTGCTAAAATAATATATTATAAACAAAAAAAAAC